CCTGTTGGCTGTACTGATAGACCGTGCCGCCTGTGGCATGTGGGCCTTCAAACACGATGTCTGACTCAAAGCGATTGACCGCTTCTTCAGTGATTCCACTTAATGACTTGGCGTAAGTCTGTGCAACCCACTTTTCCCACTCGTGCTGTAGTAGCACTTGACCTGTTTTTCTGATTCTGATTTGCATGATGTTTCCTTATGCGATTGCCAAGAAGATGTAGGTTGCGCCACTTGCACTAGAGTTAATATCTGCTGGCGCTGCGGCTGTTACTTTAAAACCAGTTGTGTCTGTGTCAACATAGTTTGTATTGTTTACTTGAGGGGCGGTGCTATTTAAAAGTAAGTAAGGGTCATCACCTGCTGAAATACCACGAGTAGAATCCCAGACGTACCACGCACCTGTTGAATCAACGCGCTTAATCAAGACAAACCGAGCCCCGGATGTGAATCCGCATGGGATAGTTTGAAGGGTACCTGTACCTGTGTATGAGCCAACTTTGGAAACACCAGCGCAAGTTGCGAATAGATAAGCGACGTAGGTGTTTGCTCCAGCTCCTGTTTCTCCATTTGGGCCCACCGTAAATACAGATGATGTAGGTGCTATGTAACTGGACGAACCGCCAAAATACTGATTAGGTGATCCCTCTGCACCAGTTGAATTTAGCACTACCCTTGTCGATCTACTGGTAATAAGCACCGACCAATTTTCTGCGCTAGCAGTCCTGTTTTTTACTAGTAACAATTCAGGGGTTACACCTAAACCGTGGGCTACGCTTTGTCCAGACCCACTACCCGCCCCTGTGTAACATACTACATCAAAAAACGATGGGGCACGCTGGAAGTTTAAAAAGATTATGTTAAACGAAGGGGCAGCGCGGGATGCTCCAGAGACGTTTGCAAAACCTGTGTTGCTTGCAAAGCTAACATCTGTCCCATACGGATTTGATTGTTGATTGGCAGCAGAGTACGTTTGAAACGCTTGATTTCTGATGCGGTCATACTCATACATCTCTACGGCTGCTGTGCTGCCCGCAGTGTTCATGAACGTCATATCAACTGGGAACCCAGTTTGAACGCGGTTTGCGTTGTTATTTGCCGCTTGAACAAATGCTGGAGCAAACACAGTCGTACCCAACGTAGGCACTTTCATCGGGCCACGGCGTATGGCTATGTAGATGTAGGTTCCACCTGATGCGTTTACTGCGCTGTTTGCGTTAAACAGAGTAAATCCAGTTGCTATTGGCTGCATTGCGCCTGTCATAGAAACACCAGCAGCTTCAGCGTTGCTTGAGTTGGCCTCTAATGCGTTATCTGCGGCTTGAAAGAAGCCACGCATATTGTCAACCATAATCCAACTGTTTGTGGTATCGGTGCGTTTAATCATTACCCACTGAGGCTCGTAGCCTAGCGTGATGTTTTGTGCAGTGCTGCCTGTACCCGTGTAACCCCCACAGCTAATCACATTGTCCGTACCCGTCAGGCCAAAGCCACCTGCGTCATGGGCGAATAGGTAGGCTACGTAAGCGCCACCAGAGGCGTTAGCAGGATTGCCTGTGTCCCAAATGTTATAAGCGTCAAATGTGGTTGAGGTAGGGGCTGCTGAAAAATTAGCAGTCGCTGCCGCCGTACTATTTAATGCAAACAAACCGTAAGAAGTTGTTCCATTTCCTCTATGCCAAATAGCCCACCCACTTGTGCTATTAGTTCTTTTGCAAATAATAAACCCCGGCACTGAACCAAGGTTATGCGAAATTACGTTGCTAGATAAACCATTCCCCGTATAAGTCACAACATCAAAGAACTTAGGCTGCTTGCGGAATGACCATGAACAGTAGGTATTTGTTGATCCATTAGTACCACTCTGTGACCCAAGAGTAAAGCCCGTTGTGTTAAGCGCGGTAACTGCGGTTCCAGAACTTGCGGCGTCTGTATTGTCAGAACTTAAGTACGAGGTAATTGTTCTAGCAGAATCTTGCAAAAAATGACTTCTAGCGTTATTTCTTTCTTTTAACCAAACTAACCCGCCTTTGGTAGACAAGTCAATACCATTGGTAATGGTCTGTGTAGCGCCGTTGCCTGTGTAGAGAAACGTGCTAAACACTTCCTCAATGTAGTTAGGAATGATGTTAACTGCGTTTTCGCCCAGTAGTAGTTGTTGTGTTGAACTCATATTAGGTCACGTTTCCTGAAACAACACACAGGGTGCTGGTGATGAACAGTACAGTTGCTACACCCGCTGCCGCCAAGGTCATGGTGGCTTTGTCAGTGAATGTGCCTGCAATGTACGCCGTAGTGATTGAGCAAGTGATTGTGGCTGTACTGGCGGTGTTGTTAAATATGGTGACAGCGTCACCAGCCGCAAAGGTAGCATCAGGGATCACAATTGCACCACTTGCGCCAAGCAAGATGTACTCACCAACATCACCTACAGCAAGGGTGTATGAAGTTGTCTTGGAAGAGCCTGACTGTGGAACGTTAAGGTAGCCAACTTTGTTTGTGCCATCAACGGTGCAAGCAGACAATACGCCTTGTGATGGTGTACCAAGTGCTGGTGCAACTAGCGTCTTATTAGTCAACGTGTCGGTTGTTGCTCTGCCTACTAATGTGTCTGTACTTGTTGGTAGCGTCAATGTGCCAGTGTTACTAATACTCGCAATAATTGGTGTTGTCAGCGTCTTGTTGGTCAACGTCTCAGAACCCGCCAAGGTTGCTAGCGTTCCCGTTGTAGGAAGCGTGACAGCCGTAGTTGCGGTAACAGTTAGCGCGGTTGTAAAAGCCCCTGAGATAGTCAGCGTGCTTGCTGCATTGTTTGATACACCTGTGCCGCCGTTTGCGGGGCCAACAGTACCAGTCAGGGAAGATGCGCTTACAACGCTAGATGCCACCTTTACGTAGTCAGTGCCGTTGTAATACACAAAACACTTCTCACCCACAGCAACAGTTACACCTGTTTGACCAGCAGCTTTGAACGTAACCGCGCTGGTAGCGCCTGCGTGATCCACCATGTACAGCTTACTGTAGCTTGGGCCTGTGATAACTTTGGTAACCGTTTGTGTGCCGGTGATACGAATCACCATGTACTGAGCTGTGGTTGAAGTTATTGCGTTTCCTGACGAGCTACCTGTGGTGTTAGCCAGCAAAATAGCGCCGTCCCCCGCAAAAGACAACGTGCCAGCAATGGCAATGTCCACATAGTCAGTAATACCGTAGTTGACTGTGTCGCCCCACGTACCAGAAAGCGTCCCTTGTGTGGGGGTGACTAAGCCCAAAAGAGTCGTCGTTGCTGCCATTTAAGTGCTCCTAAGTCGTTGCAACAGCAGTCCAACCTGCCGTTTGCGTATTACCAATATTTTGCCAGTTTGCGGTCTGTGTGTCATCTATTACTTCCCAGAAATATCTTCCTATTTGAGTTTCAGTAATAACCGCTGATTCTGCCCTACTTACGTTGTATGACGTTACTGCCAATTCCTGCGCCGCAATTGTGGCTGTTTCAATGAGGTTTGCAACAAACGCAACCGCCGCCTCTTGCGTTGCGGCTAAAGCCGCCGTCTCCGTTACGCTCAGTCCTGTGTAGTCTGTTGCCGCAGATTCTGCTGTACTTGTTGCAACACTCTCGTTTACCGCGTCGTTAAACGCTGTACCTACGGCCTCTTGTGTGCTGGTAGCCATTGACTCAGCAACACTGAGCGCAAACGTAGCAATAACCGTCTGATCTTCTGTAATTCCAACACTGTCACTCACAGACAGAGCAAACGTTGCCGCAACTGTCTGTACTTCCGTAATCCCCGCCGTGTCTGCTACCGCTTCGTTGTACGATGTTTGCGCGGTTTGGTCTTGCGTAAACGCTACTGTCTCATTTACCACCACGTTCATTGTCAATACAACTGACTGCAACTCCGTAATGGTGTTATACCCACCCCACGCAGCGTCCCCCCAAGCCCCATCGCCCCATGCCGTTTGTGCCGCCAAATTCTCAGCAACAGCAACCTGAAATGTTGCCCCACCCGTCTGGGTCTCTGTAACCGCTACAGACTCAGCAATAGACGTTGCAAACGTCTGAGACACCGATTGACTGTCAGATAAGGCGGCAGTGTCTGTAACGCTATCAGCAAAGGTTTCACCCCCGCCCCAAGCGTTAGAACCCCAAGTATCTACGCCCCATCCGACGGCCATGATTAAGTCAATGTAGCGGAATACGACACAGCAATTGAATCACTGTTTACAACAGACTTAGAACTAGAAAAATCACCAGCAGAGAACAACGTGCCTGTGGTGTTGTCAATCGTAGCACTGCCACCAATGTTAATAAAACAACCAAACACAGTGCCTGTAGATGTAATTGAGAAAGTGGCCGCAGACGATGTTGCCTTAACACCTGCCGCAGCAGCACTGAATACTGGGGTTTTGCGGGTGCCAGAGTATGTAGGTGCGTTGGCTAAACCAACTTCTAACCAACTAGGGTGAGACGCCTGCGTATCAGCAGCCACGGCTGTACCCGTGCCTTTAAGACCCATCACCACTGCGCCAGCGGCTGAGTTACCAAGAATGGTGTCCAAAGTTAAATTCTTGCCCACAGTTGTAACCAAGTTCTTAATGTCCTCTTCCCACTTTACATTGCCATCTTTATCATAACAAACAGCATGGTAAGTGCCGTGGATTGTCATAATATCTTCGGGCTTGGTGTTGTAGCTGCAAGATGCTTCGCATTTGTCTGCGGCTGAAATTTTTTCAACAGTCATAATGACTCCTTAATTAGAACTACGAATGAGAGCCGCCGTAGCGGTGTTTGCTGGCATTGTGATTGTAAATGTACCGGTGGATGTTTTGTCAGATCCAAAGTCCAAAACAGCAACGGATTTATTGCCTTGACTGAAGTTATAGATCAACGCACATCGGGCTGTAATAGCCCCAGTCCACGAAATGTTTGGAAAACCCACAAAGGCTGTGTAATCAGAAGTGTTGACTGTAATTGGTGTTAACTGCGCACCACCAAGCGAATACGTACCCGTAGCTGCTACTTCATCGTTCGAGCTGTAAACGGTTGTGCTTTCGTTCAGATTAGCGGAAGCTGTGTACAAAGCAATCTTGATGACATCCGTAGTCAAGTCATGTATGCCTTGATAAAGCTCCGCTTTAAACGATGTGGTTTGAGTTTGAACAATAGACATATTAAGTCACCGCTTGTCTAAATTGCCCAGAACGATAAGCATCTTGACGCTCCATACCATCACCAAGACGTTTAGCCAATGCAAGCGCTTCTATAAACTTCTGGTTGTACAGACCCATCATATCAACTTCACCCTTCATGTAGGTGTAAGCCTCAACCAAAGATGCGTACAACAACACCGTGTCAAAGTTATCGCCCAGCCACGAAGTAAAGGGTGCTACGGAAAT